GTTAGTTTTATCCGCAAGCGTAATCCGGACTAATTTTTGAGGATATACCCCTCAGTGTGACAATCTATACTGAGCTTTCCTCGGTTTCATCGGGTATATCCCTATCTGAGCAGTTATGCCTCTGCTCGTGGCTTCCTCCTCCTCGCCACCATCAAAAGGCAAATTATCCTCAATTTGGGGTTGTGTTTCCCATTTAGATCAGGTAAGGTGTGTTCATCATCAACTGAGGAGTGACACATGGACTACCAAGATTACAGAGATTTAGGAGCGTATTACGCACGTATGGCTCACAACACAAAAGGAACCGCCCACTCAATGGATTACATTCAGTGGATGGAATTCCATAAGGAATACTTCGAGTCTCGTTACATCCACTCAGATTTCAAGATATCTGATGTTATCGACCAAGGCTTCGTTTCGGAGCTATTCACCCTGAGGAGGGTATAACAATGATCAATGAATTCATTCAAATTTCCATTCTAGTTCTCGCACAGTATGCGTTACCTGTGCCTCACATCGAGTTCACGGATGACCCTGATGTCCTCGGAGGCAAAGAGACCCTCGGGATTACCATGTGCGGATTCGGTAAGCAATCCGGCAAACCTATGTGTTACATCATGCTTAACTCGTGCATCGAAGAGGAAGGTCGCACAGACCTCTCCGACAAGATACTCAAGCATGAGCTCGCGCATTACATAGATTTCATGACTGACGGTATGATGTCAGATCACGGAGGTCAGTGGACTTTCATCATGAACAGTATGGGGCTGAAGCCTAGACAATACGCGAGACGTACAGATACCCCTCGCAGTTGTAGATAGGAGAACACTATGCCAGCAGGAAGACCAAGAAAACCAACCGCCCTGCATGAATTACAAGGGACCGGTCAGAAGTCACGAATGAACGAGCTTGAGCCTGTGTTATCTAGCAGGTTACCAGACCGACCCTCGTGGATCGAGGATGACAAACTAGCCTCAAGCCTGTATGATCAGGTTGTGCAGTACGTTCATAACATGGGAATTGCCACGGAGGTTGACGGATTAGCATTGTCGATACTGGCGGATCAACTGTCGATTTATATCGAGATGAGGTCAAAAATTCGCGAGGAAGGGACCATCATCGAAGTCGTAGGATCGCAGGGACAGGTGAAGAAGATCCCTCACCCTTGCCTAGGACAGATGCAGGCAACCGTCACGACAGTCCACAAGTTCCTTCGGGAGTACGGACTGACGGCTTCCTCACGACCCAACGTGTCAACAATCGATAAGGCTTCAGATGTCAACTCGTTTGATGACTTCATGAATCTGTAGGAGAATACCAATGTGGAAAGCATTAATCAGTCCAGTCGCCGGTCTAGTACAGACTTGGATGGACAGGAAAGGTGAGAAGGCTCAGGCCATCCACGAGCGGGAGATAACCCAGATCCGTGGAGAGATCGATGCTGATATCGCATCAGCTCACGACATGAGGAACTCTTGGAAGGATGAGTACCTTACAATCCTGCTGACCCTCCCTGTCATCATCATATTCTACGCTGCCCTAATGGGTGACGCAGCAATGATTGATCAGGTCAAGGCCGCGTTCGCTATTATGAGCGACCTGCCTGAGTGGTATCAATGGGCATTACTCGGTGCCGTAGCAGCAAGCTTCGGGATCAGAACATTTAATAAAGTAGGAGGAAAGTAGTATGGCGTGCGGTATACCATCAACATTCGTGCTCTTTGACGAATCAGGGGAGATGGTGTGCTGCACCGAGTCCCGCGTCGTAGCATATAGTCTAGCAGAACGAAAGGGATTCACTGTCAAAGCTGTGACACATATCGATAATTACTTGGAGGAGTAAATGGAAAAGCAAATCAACCGTCTGAATGCGGAGGCTTGGGGTTATGCTCGGGACGTCGTATCCGGCGAGATCCCTGCTTGCCAACTAGTCACACAACAATGCCAGAACGCTCTAGATAGACTAGCAGCTTCTGAGAGAGGAGAAGGAAACTTAACATACGACAAGGTCAAGGCTGTCAAGCCTGCCCTGTTTGCTGCTACAGCTTGTAAGCATTTGAAAGGCCCGATGGCGGGTCAGCCAATTGATCTAGAGCCGTGGCAGCTTTTCATGATTACGCAAATCTACGGATGGATCCGAGAGGACGGATACCGCGCAGTCAGAACCGTTTACTTTGAAGTCCCGCGTAAGAACGGGAAGTCAACAATATGCTCAGTCTTGGGACTTTACCATCTGTTCGCTGATAAAGAAGCGAGCGCCGAAGTGTACAGCGCGGCCAAGACCAGAGACCAAGCGAGGATCGTCTTTGGAGACGCTCAAGCAATGGTACGAGGATCCCAGCATTTAAAGAACACTCTGGGAGTCCACCGATCTAACATACACCACACTGTAACTAACTCAAAGTTCGAGCCACTGGCTTCCGACGCCGGTTCGCTAGAAGGCAGGAACCCTAGCTTCTCGATCGTGGATGAGGTTCACACCCACCCGAACGCTGAAGTCTGGGACGTACTAGCGATCGCCTCTGGTGCTCGTGGTCAGCCGATTCAGTTCGGGATCACCACTGCCGGAACCAATCGGGAAGGTGTCGCATACCAGCTACGGGATTACCTGATCAAGACAATCCAAGGACAAGTCGAAGACGAATCCTTCTGGGGACAAGTTTACACGCTGGATGAAGGCGATGAATGGAACTCCCTGGAGTCGTTCGCCAAGGCCAACCCGAACTACGGGAAGTCCGTACAGCCCGACGACATGGTCCGGCTCTCAAAGCAAGCTGCCGAGTCACCGAGCGCCAAGGTCAACTTTATGACCAAGCGTCTCAACGTCTGGCAGAACGCGAGCGAGGCATGGCTTAATATGCACCACTGGGACGCCTGCGGGGAAATCGAAAGACCTCCGTTGGATTACTGGAAAGGTAAGCCCTGCTATATTGGGTTAGACTTAGCCAGCGTATCCGACTTTACCTGCGTCGCCTTGATGTTCTCGGAAGAGGGTAAGGTTTACCAGTACGTGCAATCATTCCTCCCCGAGGACACAGTCTACGACAAGGCTGGTCACTACGGGAGACTATACCAAGGCTGGACAAACGATGGTCTTATTCGAATCACCGAAGGGAACGTCACAGATCTCAAGTACATCAAGGAATTTGTACTAGAGTGTTGTGAGAAGTACCGCGTACGTGAGATCGCCTACGACCCTTGGGGAGCAGCGGAGTTATCTGCTGATCTGTTGGATAAAGGATTACCGATGATCAAGATGGGGCAAGGAATCTCAGCAATGAGCAGTCCATCCAAAACATTCGAATCCCTCGTCCTGTCCAAAAGACTAATACATGGAAACGACCCCGTGATCTCGTGGATGGCTTCAAACTGTGAGGCTTTCGCTGACGTCAACGACAATATCAAAGTTCGGAAAGGAGTTGCAGAGAACAAGATAGACGGCATCATTGCGTCCATCATGGCTCTCGGACGACTGGATGTCAATGGTGGTCTGCAGACGAACGCATACGAGACAAGAGGTATCCGAGTAATTTAAAGGAGCCAACTATGGCAATTTTCGACAACTGGTTCCGTAAGGAAGCAGAGACCAAGAGCGCGATTGATATTAACTCCCCTCGCCTTCTTGAGATGATACAAGCGGGGATGGGTGGTTCTAGCGGTGAAAGTGCAATGCGCATTGGAGCCGTCTACAGCTGCGTCAAGGTGCTCTCTGAGAGCGTCTCGACTTTACCTGTGAACCTGTACGACCTAGACGGCGATCTCAGAACTAAGAAGCCGACTCAGCTCGACCGATTAGTCGCCGCACAACCTAACGACAACATGACAGCGAATGAGTTGTGGCAGTATGTTGTGACCAGCGTATGCCTTCATGGGAATGCCTACGTGTACGTCACCCGTACAGCAAAGGGACGAGCCGTTGAGCTCTTACCGATTCCGGCTACCAGTGTGTCGATACACATTGCGAACCAGAACACAGTAACCTACGTTGTCACAGTAGGCGAGAAGCCTAACACCCGAGAGATCAAGATGACGAGCCGTGAGCTACTTCATTTCAAGAGTCTGACCTTAGATGGTTACACTGGGATCTCTCCCATCAGCTACAACAATGCCATCGTCGGTGGTAGTCGCGCAGCTATGGATTACGCAAACAACATCTACACCAACGGAGCGACCCCTCGAGGCGTCCTAGAGGTCGAGGGCACTCTTTCAGATGATGCCTTTACCAATCTCAAGGATTCGTGGCAAGGAGCTCACGGCGGTTCTAACAACGGCAACAGGGTAGCACTCCTCGAGTCCGGCGTTAAGTTCAAGCCAATCACGATGTCACCGCATGACGTACAACTGTTGGAAAGCAGGAAGTACAGCCGGTCTGAGATTGCTGGGATCTTTAGGGTTCCTGGACACATGATCAACGACCTAGACAAAGCGACCTACTCCAACATCGCCCACCAAGGCGCGGAGTTCTATCGTTATAGTCTGTCACCGTGGTTGACTATGATTGAGCAACGCTTGAATATGACAATGGCTGGCCCGAACCAGTGCTTCAAGTTTGATGTCTCGGAGTTAATCCGTGGAGACGTCGAAGCCGAAGTATCAGCATACAGCAAGCTCCTAGAAATAGGCGTTCTCTCACCTAACGAAGTCAGAGCCAAGTTCGGCATGAACCCCAGAGATGGCGGTGATGAATTCGTTTCGGCAAGCAACAACCTCACTTTCGGTGATGAAGAATCTCCGGAGGAACCCACAGAGGATCCTAAGAATGAAGAAAGTATTTAAGCTAGACATCAAGAATATCTCGGATGAAGACGGCAATCGCAGCTTTAGCGGCTACGGTTCAACCTTCGGCAATGTTGACCGTGTAGGCGACATCGTTGAGAAGGGTGCCTTCGCCAAGTCTCTTGAACAGCATCAAAGCAGTGGCACTATGCCCGCAATGCTGCTACACCATGACATGCACCGACCAATCGGCGTATGGACTAAGATGGCAGAAGACCAGTATGGCCTCGCCGTGGAAGGTAAGCTAACCAAGGGAGTTCGAGACGCTGATGAGGCGTATGCTCTCCTGAAGGACGGCGCTCTCCACTCGATGAGCATCGGCTACCGTGTACTCAAGGAGGAATACGTCAAGTCAACTGGTATCAACCACCTACATGAGATCGCTCTTCATGAGCTGTCTCTTGTTACCATCCCCGCGAATGCTGCTGCCATTGTTGGCGGTGTCAAGAACGAGGACGGAACCCCAGACATCCGAGAGCTGGAACGGGTACTGCGAGACGCAGGTTTATCCCGTAGAGAAGCAAAAGCATTCCTAGCGGAAGGCTTCAAGTCGATCGCGGGTGAACCCGTGGAGGATGTCGCAGTAACCCCTGAAGAAGTAGTGTGCCAGAAGGCCGCTCTGAAAGCAGCAGCTCTTGCAAAGGCTGTAGCGGATGAGCGTAAAGCTGCCATTCAGGATCTCATGAACGTGTTAGGAAAATAACCATGACCGATCAAGTACAAGAAGTTGAAGCAGTTGTCGAGACTGTTGAAGCTCCAGTTGAAGAAGTGAAGGCTGAAGAAATCGAAGTAGCTGCAGAAGCAGTTGCGGAAGTAGAAGCAGTTGAAGTCCCAGCTGAAGAAAAGAGTGACGACCTTGAAATCGTCAAGAAGGCAGTAGAAGACGTAGCCAGCGAAAACGCTGAGCTGAAGATCGCTGCAGAGGCTGCTCAAGCCAAAGCTGACAAACTCGCTGAAGAGTTAGAAGCTAAAGCTGAGAAGCTGGAAGAACTGGAAGCGAAGGCTTCTGCTCCAATGATTAATTTAAATAACCTCAAGGAATCTCCTCTTATGGAAGCTAAAGATCAAGTCAAGACCTTCATGGCTGAAGGCATCGAAGGTTTACGCGCTAAAGCTGCTGACCTGCAAATCTCTACGGACGCTCAAGGTGGATACGCTCTTCCTGAAGAACTCCGTCGTGAAATCCTCGCTCTCGAGCACGAAGTATCTCCATTACGTCAAGAAGTATCTGTTACTTCTGCAAGCACCACCGATGTCAAGCAACTCGTAAGCATCGGCGACGCGGCTAGTGGCTGGGTTGGCGAAACTTC